GAATGGGAGTTGTAAAAGGATCATTTATTGCTCGTGAAAGTTTGTTTAAAAATCATAAATATGTAGTTGCTCTTAATACTACGTCTGAAAAATATCAGGCTTATGTAGTTTTAAATTCTGAAGATGATATTAATCAGGTCTCAATGACTCCAGAAATGAACTATTTTATAGATGACTGGTCTTATGGGATTATAAGTTTTAAAACAGATGATGCTAGATGCAATAACTCAATATATTATGAGAATAAATGTCAGGATATTATTACTCAGCTGACAGCAAAAATTAACTAGAAAGGAGAGATTAATATGAGCGAAAAGATGTTATTAACAATGCCAGAAACAGCAGAACTCACAGGAATAGGATTACAAAAACTAAAACAGATTGCAAGAGAATACTCTGATTTTCCTTTTATAAAAGTTGGTGTAAAGCATCTTGTTATAAAAGAAAAATTGGCAGATTGGTTTATGAAGCACAAGGGAGAAGAGTTATGAAGAAACTAGCATTGGTAATAGCTAGCATATTAGCAGCATACAAAAGAAAAACATCTGCTACTCCCGACCAAAGTTGTATGACAGATGCTTTAAGAAAAAATATTTAGGTAACATATTTCACCTAGATTATACATTAAAAAATTTAAGATTTCAAGGAGAAGAAATGAATATAAATGATTACAATTCTCAAAATAATGGAAAGCAAGTTCTAGTTTTGGGAGAAGACGATATAAAAGTTTTAAATCACTTTACCAGCATAGCAAAGTCTGGAGAACTTAAAGGATTGATAGTTTGTGGTAGGTATGCAGGGTTTACTGATACTTATAGACTTTTGACGGTGAAAGATGAAAATGAAGCATTACCTGGAACCAATGTAGATACTCCTCTTATGTACGATGTGCTTGATGTGTTGAAAAAAGCAAAATCTTTAGCAGTACTTAAAGATGGAAAACTTGCAATTCAAGTAGGTATTGAAGTAACTGAATATGAGCCGATAAAAGATGTGAAAGTTCCAAACATTGCTACAGTTAGAGAAGGGTTAGACTATGGAACTTATACTGAAGCATTTCCATCAATTAATTTTGCTGAAAATGTAGTTTGGAAGATGTTAAAAACTCCAGCTGGACAAGAGCATTACAAGAAGTATTTTAAGTTTGAAAATGGAAAAGTAATAGTTGAAGCTTATCCAAACGAAAACTCTAAGTTAGTTTTAGAAATATTGGAGTTAGTGAATGATAGAACAAGTTTAGTAACTGATTTAGACTGTAAATATTTAGACTTGTGGTTCAAATGGACTAAAAACAGTAAGTTTGAACTTGCGTTAGGGAAAAATAATAAGTGTGCTGTTAAGTTTAGTAAAGATAAGGTTGACTATATCGTTATGCCTTTAATGATGATTGAATAAGGAGAGGAGCTAGAGAGTATGTTTACATTACCAAAGAAAAAAGAAATAAAAGTAAGTGGAAGAACTACAGAAGTTATAAGAGTTAGAAATTCTACTCTTGAATATGTTGATGAAATGGTTGAAGAAAGTGGTTTATCAAGACAAGAAATTATAGATAGAGCAGTTAGATATGCTTACAATGATTTAGAATGGGAGGAAGAATAATGAAATTATATGAAATAACAAGTGAAATGAGAGCTTTAGATGAATTATTTTTAAGTTGTATAGATGAAGAAACTGGAGAAGTAAAAGATGATGGTGTGATTGATATTTTAGAACAAGAATTAAAATTACAATTGCAAACAAAAGGAGCAGGAATAATCAAATCTTTTAAAAACTCTGAAGCGATGTTAAACGGAGTTGATGAAGAAATAAAAAGACTTCAAGCTTTAAAAAAATCTATTTCTAATCAAATAAATAGTAGAAAAGAATACATAGTTAGAAATATGGAAATGATGGGAATTACTAAAATAGAAACAGAACTTGGAAATCTAAGTTTAAGAAAATCAAAGTCGGTAAATATCTATGATGAAAGCTTAATAGATAAAAAGTTTATTGAGGTAGAAACAAAAGAAAAAATCTCAAAAACTGAAATTAAGAAAGCTATTGAAGCTGGAGAAAATGTTCAAGGTGCAAATATAGTAGAAAAGAATAGTTTAAATATAAAGTAAGGAGGATAAATGAATAAGATAATTTTTATAGATACAGAAACAGGTGGAGTTAATTCAGAAAAAGCTGCACTAATACAACTTTCAGGAATAATAAGAATTGATAAAAAAGATGTAGAAAAATTTAATTTTTACATAAAACCTTTTGAAAATTCAGAAGTAACTGAAAAAGCTTTGGAAGTTCAAGGAAGAACATTAGAGGAATTAAAAACAGATAAATATGTTGAAGAAAAAGAAGTTTATAAACAATTTATAAATCTTCTTGATAAGTATATAGATAAATATGATAGAACAGACAAATTTATTGTTGCTGGATATAACGTAAGGTTTGATGTTGACATATTGAAAGCATTTTTTCAAAGACATGGAAATAATTTCTTATTTAGCTATTTAGATTCTTCTATGTTAGATCCTTTGTACTCAATTAGATTATTACAAATAGCTAAAGTATTACCAGTTTTAGAAAATAATAAACTTGAAACTTGGTGCAAACATTTTGGAATTGAATTTGCAGCTCATGACAGTTTAGAAGACATAGAAGCAACTAAAAAACTTATAGGAAAGTTAATTTCATTAATTAGGAAGTGATAAATATGGCAAATATGATAATGGTTCTTGGAGAAAGTGGAACAGGTAAATCTACAAGTATTGAAAACTTAAATGAAAAGGAAACTTTTATTATACAAGCAGTAGATAAACCTTTACCATTCAAAGGATTTAAAAAAAGATATTCTTTAAGAAGCAAAGAAAATCCAAAAGGAAATAGATTTATAAGTGATAGACATGAAATAATTATGAAAATTCTAAGTACCCTGGATAAGGAAAAGGAAATAAAAAATATTATTATAGATGATTCTCAATACATAATGGCTAACGAATTTATGAGAAGAGCAAAAGAAAAAGGTTATGAGAAGTTTACTGAGATAGGGCAAAACTTCTATAACTTAGTTGATAAAGCTAATTCTATGAGAGAAGACATAAATGTAATCTTTTTACAACATATAGAAGTTACAGATGATGGAAGAAAAAAAGCAAAGACTATAGGAAAATTAATTGATGATAAGGTTGGATTGGAAGGTAGATTCACTATAGTTTTAGCAACAGAAATTGAAGATGGAATTTATTATTTTAGAACTCAAAATAATGGTAATGATACTTGTAAAAGCCCTAAAGGAATGTTTGATGAATTAAGAATTCCGAATGACTTAAATTATGTAATACAAAAATCAAATGAATATTTTAATTAATGATAGGAGGGAATGAATATGATAAATTTATGGACAGAAAATGAGGAAGATTTAAGAGAAGAAACTAAAGAAAAGAGTGGAGTAGTTGATAAAAGTGGAGTGTATAACTGTACTATTGAGGAAGCATTAATAATAAGTGGTAAAAACGGTTCTCAATCTAAAGGACTTAAATTAGTTTTAAAAACTGATGAAGAACAATACTTTTATCCAGTAGAGTTTTTTGTAAAAGCCGATGGAACTGAAAATGAATATGCTAGAAAAAAATTAAATAAATTAACTTATTTATGTAAATTAAAAAATCAGGACCTAGTCCCAGTAGAAAGTCCAAACAAAGTTTTTATCCCTGCACTTGCGGATAAAAAAATTGGTGTGATAGTAGAAGTTAGTTTAAATGGAGAGTTTTTAAGATATAACATCATAGGATATTATGATATTAAAAGTAAGAAAACTGCTGATGAAATTCAAAATAAAAAGAATCCTGAAATTTATGAAAGATTTAGAAAGAAATTTGAAAGTGCAGCTCCTATTGAGAAACCAAGCAATAATCATACTGAAGAAAAAACAGAAGAAAAGAATGAGGAATTACCTGAAGAATTCCCGTTTTAATGGAGGGAAATCAAAATGAAAATAAAGCATTATGGAGATGAGGCAAGACTGGATTACTGTCCAGTCTGCCAAAAAGTTAAAAAAGATAATCCTTGTTTTTCTGTAAATGTAAATAGTGGAAAGTATATGTGCCACTCAACTGGAAAAAGCGGACATATAAGTGAATTTCCAGAGATACAAAAAGAGTTAAATATTAGTGGAATAGAAGAAAAAACAGAAGAAAGAGCTATTTTAGACTTCTCTACACTAATACTCAATTCTAAAAAATTAAATAAAAAATGGCTTGACTATCTAAAAAGTAGAGGTATAGAAAACGAAAATAATATCAATAAACTTTATAGAATGGGTACTCATGAAAGTATGATGATACCTGTTACTAATGGAGAGACAGTTGTTGGTATTAAATATAGAAGTTTAGATAAAAAGCTATGGAGTGAGAAAGGTAGTTGCTTAGACTATCTTTTAAATTGGCAAAATATAATAGATTTTGAATATTTAGTAATTGTGGAAGGTGAAATAGATTTACTTAGTGCCTTAGAGGCAGGAGTAGAAAATACTGTTTCATTGCCTTCTGGAGCTACAAATATTAAATGTATCAAAATGCAAAAAAATTGGCTTAGTAAATTTCAAAAAATCATCATTGCAACAGATGATGATGAAGCTGGAGTAGAAGCAAGAAAAAGAATTGTTCATGAATTAAGAGATTTATTAATTCCACTTTATAAGACTTATTTCTACAAGAAAAAAGATGTAAATGAAGTTCTAGTGAAAAATGGAAAAGATAAGGTATATAAATATCTATTAGAATCATGTAGTCAAATAAAAACAGGATTTAGAAATTTCAAAATTGATGATGGTGGATATAACTATTATGGTGGAGAAGAAACTGTTAGAGTTAGTAATTTCTTAGTTGAGGTAGAAGCTTTTTCCGAAAATTTCTTAATAGGTAAAGCTATAAATAATGGAAGAGAAAGAAAATTTAAAGCTAGAATATCTGATCTTTTATCTATAAAAGGAATTGCAGAAGCTATGGGAGTATATTTAGCTAGTCCATCAACAATTCCTAAATTTATCGATTGGCTAAAAGAAGAGAACCAGGAAAAGTACATTGAGGAAATAGAGTATTACGGAATAAGAAATAATAAATACTATGATGAAGATTCAGATGTTGTATGTGATAAAAGAGATTTAAAAATTACAAAAATTTCTGAAATAGAAGCCCTGACAACAGAAGATAAAAAATGGCTTGAAAAGAATTTAATTTATATGAGAAGTGATGTAAATCAATCTTTATTAGGAATTTGCTGGGCTTTAGGTAGATTTCACACCCAAGGAACTTATCCTATTTTAGAAGTTTCTGGAACAACGAGTATAGGGAAAACTGAATATGTTGAGTTTATTTCGAGAATTTTATTTGGTGGAAGGGAAAATATAAAAAGTTTATCTACTCTATCTAATCACCAAATAAGAAGCTTTAGCAGTTGCTCAAATATCACACCTTGGGCTATAGATGAAGTTAAAATAACAGGTAAATTTCAATTAGAAAAAATGAACGATTTGTACTCAACTATTAGATCTGTTTATGATAATAAAATTATAAATCAAGGAAACACAACAAATAAATTAGCTGAATTTCATTTGTGTACTCCACTTATTATATCAGGAGAAACGAAATTAAGTGATGTAAGTATTCAAAATAGAATGATAAGTACAAGTCTTACAAAAAAGAATAAAGGAGACTTTGAAATTTATAAGAAACTTAAAAATACTGATATTTTAGAAAAACTTGGTAAAGCTGCTTTGATAGATAGACTTGAAAATGGTGTTATAGTTACTGACAGTACTATTTTAAACAAAGTAAAAGATGAAAGGCAACTATATAACCTAAACTGTTTGCTAAAAGGTTTAAAAGCTCTCTCAAGAGTTTTAAAGATAGATATGAATATCATAACTAATTTTGTAAGTTTCTTAAATACAGATTTCTCAAAAGAGTATACAACAACAGATAACTTTATTGAACTTTTAAAGTTAGTGGAAGATGCGGGAATAGATAACTTAGAAAGTTTTTATGTATCAACTCCTAATGAACATTGGGCTAGATTTCAACTTCTTTATACAGCTATTGATGAGCAAAAAAGAAAAACTAATTCTACACTTGAATTATTAGATATGAACACCTTAAGAAAGCAGTTAATAGAAGAAGAATTTATTATTTCAACTAACGAGCAAAAGAAAATAAAGATAGATCCTTTTAGCCAAGAAACTAAAAATTGTAAGATTGTTAGGTTTAAAATAGTTAAGTAAAGTATGAAAAAATGGGGATAGTAACCTTAGTAACCACGAGTAACTTTGCAGGTAACCACTTTAAATATAGAAGAAATGGGAATAGTAACCCGGTAACCAAAAAAAAATGAAAAATAGAGACATATATTTATATATATAGTTAAAAATTAATATATACCCCTCTTACGCGAGGAAAAGTAAAAAATAGGGCTACCGGGTTACTTTGCAGGTAAAATCTAGCTTTGTTAGGGCTACCTTAAAAGTTACCTTTTTAAAAACAGGTTACTCTTTTGATAAAATGGATATTTAAAACGGTTACCTGTTTATACTAAAAAAATAAACAATTATATTAAATAAAAATACAAGTGTTGGTATTAAAAAAAAATAAATTATACTAAATAGGTATATTAAAATAAAAAGGAGTGAAAATGCAAATAATAGAGTTCTGGTATATGTGTTTATCTGCAAATTCTTCTCAAGAGTTATTAAATTTAGTAAAAAAACATAAATGGCATTTTGAACACTTAAAACCACAAGCACAAGAGTATTTAAGGAATTTATATAAGATTTATAGAAAAAATGAAGAAGCTTTATATAAATAAAAATGGAGTAAAAATATGGGAAAAAAAATAGATGTCAATGAAATAGTAGATAAAAGATTTAAAAATAAAAATGATGAAGAATTTTATGTTATTAAGTATCTGTTTAAAGAAAAAACTAATTACTGCTATGATATTGAGTTTATTGAAACTAAGAATATTCAGATGGCTACTCTCAATCAAATTAGAAAAGGAACCTGTATAGATATAGTTCAAAGAAAGAAAATGAAAAGAATCCAAGAAGAGTTAAGGTTAAAAGAAAGAAATAGGTTAGTGAAACAACCTAAAAATCAAGTTTCTATCCCTTTTAATATTAAAAATATAAATGTTTTGAGTATTGATTTAGCTACTAGATCAGTTGGTATTGCTTATTCTTGTAAAGGGAAAATAGTGAGATGGAAAACTATAAAAGCTGATTTAGAAGATTTTAGAGAAAGAGGATATCTGATTATTAATGAAATAGTAAAAGTGTTGGAAACTTCAAAAAAAATAAAAGGTGCAGCAATAGATTTAGTTATTGTTGAGGACACGTATTTAGGGTTGAATTCTAGTATATTATCGATTTTATCCGAGATAAGAGGAATGCTTACATACAATCTAAAAAAATTAAAAATAGATTTATTGTTAGTGCCAGCTGCGTTCTGGAAAAATAAATTTGATAATTTACCACTTGAGAGAAAAGAACAAAAAGAATTTATGATGAATAAATTTAGTGAGTTTACAGGAAAGATAGCAGATAGTGATGATGTTGCAGATGCTTATATGATGTTAAAAGCTTGTTTAGGAGGAATTGATGTTGAATATAAAAATTAATAAAGATGGAGTTTTTTTTGAGCAAAATGGAGAAGTGGTAAGAATTGAAGATAAAACTGTTGATGATTTAACAAATAAATTAGTTAGTTATATCTGTGCGAGAGATAATGTAAATTTTAAAATTTATGGAAATATATTAGCTGTTTAGGAGGATAAAAAATGAGTTTAGGAAAAAGAGTAAAAGAATATAGAGAAAAGAATAATATAGATCAAAAGGATTTCGCTGAGAAAATTGATGTAACACAACCTTATTTATCACACTTGGAAAATGGAAAGATAGAAGCTAGTGAGAGAGTTCAAAAAAGAATAATGAAAATTTTAGAAAATGAAACTCAAGAAATTATTGAAACTTCTGAAGTAGATAACGTAAAATCACCAAAGCATTATATACTAGAAGGTTTAGGGATTGAAGTAAAAGATGTTATTTTTGAAGTTACAAAAGATATGAAAGGAAAAGAAGCTGTTTGTGTTGGAAATATTCTCAAATATGTAATGAGAGCCAGAAAGAAAAACGGAATAGAAGATTATAAGAAGGCTTATGAATATTTGGGTTATTTGTTAAAGGAGTAAATCATGCAAAAGATAAGAATTACTCACAAAGATGGAGATATGCAAGGAATTATATTAATTTATCTTGTAAATAAATATATGATTGAAAAAGGATTGTGGGAAATAAAATGAAAATAAAGCAAATAAATTGTAGTCACAAAAATACTAAGTGGATAAGAGAAAAATTAACTTTTAATTTTTTGAATGGGGATAGAGTTTATTTAGTATGCAAAGATTGTTACAAAATATTAGCTTCTTCAATTACAAAAAATAACAAAATAGGAGAATAATATGTGGAAATGTAAAAAGTGTGGTTGTGCAAGATTTAATATTTGGTTTCGTGGATATATGGAAGCTGATTTTGATAGTATCGAAATTGTAGAATACCATCAACATACAATGCAGTTAGTTAGAGAAGATTTTGTTGAATGCATAGACTGTGGAAATAAAAGTAAAAAAATTGAAGATATAGCAACTTGGGAGGAGGAAAATGATTAAAGTAATAAATAAAAATAGCAAAGAAAAAGAAAAAATTAATTATAGACAATTAGGTAACTTTTGTAATAGTTGTGGTAGTAAAATTGAAAGTAATCTTTTATTAATAAGACAAGATAGTGGAAATAGTGGAACTATAATAAGTTTATGTAATAAATGCTTACAAGAACTAAAAACAAAAATAGAAGCTTTGGAGGGAGAAAATGTGGAGATGTAAATTTTGTGGATGTACAAATTTTGATATAGAAAGAAAAATCATTAATAGAAATTTTGACAGTAAAAAAAATACATTAAATATTAATGATATTAAGAGAAGTGTAATGTGCTGTAATTGCTATAATTTGGGTAAATATATAGAAGATATAGCAACTTGGGAGGAAGTGAGACAATGGAAATAGACTTAAATAAACTAATGAACTATAAATCAATAGCTTATGCAAACGAAACAGCACAGCTAGGCAAGGTTAAAGAAGAGTACAAAGAGTTATTAGCAGAAGTTAGAGAAACTAGCACTTTTACAACAATTAAAAATAGAGATAATTTTGTTGGTGAAGCATTAGACTTAGTAACTGCTACTGTAAATCTCTTGTTAGTAACTGGATTAACAGAGCAGGATTTTGATAAGCATATAAACAAGTTAGAATCATATAAGAATGGGAAATATAAAAGATAGGAAGGAGTGGGATTGATGCTTGAGTATTTACAAGAACTTAGAATAAGAGATGGAAACAATATAAGAATTATAAACAGTCACATATTCAAAGAAAAATATATGACTGATGATGAAATAGAAGAAAAGAAAATTGAATTTTCTAAGAGAATGAGAGATATTTATTCTTCAGATGGGAAAAATTTAGAGATTATAGATAATATAATAACTGAGGTGAGATAATGGAGTATAAAGAACTTCAGAAAACAATTGAAAAATTAGATAATGGAGTTTATGAGATATGTATTAAAAATGGGCAAATAACAAAAATAAATAAAGAGAAAAATCTAACACCATATCAAAAAAACGAGTATTTTTTAAGTAATTATCCTGGCTTAAAAAATAGAAAAGAGTATTTAAAAAAAAGTTTGGATAATATAGAATTAAAAAAAATCTATTCTATCAATGAGATAAAAGCTACTAATAAAGATAATTTGAGTGATGTGGAAAAGATAGAAATGATAAAAGAAGAAAGAATAAAAGAAATACATGAAATAGATTATCTTGTTGATTTCATAGATTATGGACTTTCTTTTGTGCAAGATGATAAATATAAAGAAATTATAGATTTAATTTATTTTAAGAAATTTAAAATAGAAGGTGTTGCTAATAAATTAGGAATTGATGAAAGTACTGTAAAAAGAAATAAAAGTTTATTAGTTGAGAAAATAGCTAGCAACCTATTTCAAAATGATATTTTGGAGAAGTTAAATAAATTAATTCCTTAAAAAAATTGCACCTTTTTTGCACCCTTTTTGCCCTTGTTTACATTTTCTATATGTAATATAATGTTAATGTGTAAAAAGGTTAAATGAAATTCATTCATAGAATCTTCCTTAATTTTTAGTGTATCGTTAGTAGTTATTGAGGCTCTACTCTAAAAAAGCCTCTGACAAATATTGGAGATTAGCTCAGTTAGTTAGAGCGTTTGACT